ACTCGATAATCACAACGCCGCCACGACCAACGTAGCCGCCGCCGCCACCGCCAGAGTTGTTTGCTTCGCCAGCACCACCCGCGCCAGTGCCATAACCAGAGGTAGGAAAAGTGCCGCCAGATGTTCCCAAGAAGGAACTGCCACCAGCGCCGCCAACAGTTTTTGGGCCATGCGGCGTCGTAACACTTAGTCCCGGCAAACCATTGCCGCCTGACACTGCATCAAGATTGAACATTACTGCGCCGTCAAAGCCATCGGTTTTCACAACACCGCCGTCGCCCGGCTTTGTGAAGCCTTTCTTCTCACTGCCTTGCACATAGCCACTCTCGCCGCCTTTGCCGCCCTCGCAGTAAAGATACGATGATGCCTTACTTGCAAGACGGAAATAACTTTCAGTCCCGTCGCCTAATCCTTTGTAGTTTGAACAGCCAACGCGAACCTTAAACGCATCGCCAGCCTTAAACTTGTAGCCGTAGAACATTGAACGGGCATAAGCACCGCCGCCGCCGCCAGCGCCGCCAGAACCTTCATTCGCGTTATTCGACCAGCCGCCACCAGTGCCGCCGCCGCCAACAACCGTCACACGGAAATACTCAACTCCTTCCGGCAACGTCCAATCATAATCCTTTTCGTAATATGTGTTGTTTTCAAAAACCCTGCGGTTTAAGAAGCCAACTGCGTCAGTCGTGTTAATCACGCCGTTTGCATCAACCTCCAAGCCCTTGCCGATTTGAACAATGCCGGGAGACGCAGTCGTCGCAAGGCTTGGCGTAACAAGACCATTTGCGTCAACATCCAGACCGCCGCCAATTTTAACAAGGCCAAGGTCTGACTTGCTTGTCGTCTTAACGCTGACAACACCCTTCGCATCAACGTCAATATTGTTGCCAACTTGCACAACACCGAGCTTTGCTTTGGTCGTGTAACCAATAGCGTCAGACAATGGGCCAAAAGCAACCGACACATCGACGTTATCAACCTGCGTCACAAACGGCATAAAGCCCGCTTTAACATTCGGGCCATTTGTCAGAAGAAGCGTATAGTCAAAGCTATCGTTTTTAATGCCAGCGCGATATGCACCCGTCTGGTCAAGCAATGTAACCTGACCGCCAAACGATACAGTCTCGCCTAACGTGCCGTCTTCCTTAACAACAGGCGCGCTGCCGCCAAGAATAAGATTGCCGTTAAGGAACGTCGCAGTCGTTGAACCGCCAATCTTGCCGTAACCATCATAAGCAATCGCCGCAAACGGAACACCCGTAAATGGCTTAGCGGAAATCATACCATCCGGCGCAATGGAGAAATTGCTGTCAGGCATAATGCCGCCAACAACACCTTCACTTGCGTTTGTCGGAGGAAACGCTTTTGGCTTATCAACAATGTCAAGCCAATATGGCGCGCTGGCCTCAGTTCCAATCGTGCCGTCTTCTGCAATGCTAATGCCCGCACCAATCTTGACGCCGCCAAGCAAATAGGTCGAAGCAATTGGCAAATCCACCGCAGCCGCATTAATCGTGCCGTCAATGTCAATGCTGATATTGTTGCCAGCCTTAACGCCACCAACCTCAGTATCAGAAGCAATCGTCGGCGGATATGCAGTCGGCTTATCAACGATAATGTCCCAATCCACTTGCTGAATGTTTGCGCTAAGTGTTCCGTCAGGACCAATCGACACGCCGTTGCCCTGCTTTACGCCACCAAGAACATTGGTTGCCGCAACAGGCGGCGGAAACGCAACAGGCTTGTTTAAAATCTCATTCCACTCAGGCGCAGCCGATACAGTGCTAATTGTGCCGTCTGGTTCAATGTTAATACCAGCGCCCTCTTTAACGCCACCCAATTGACTTGCTGACGCAATAGCAACCGGGAACGTGGCTGGCTTATTGATAATGCTATTCCAATCCGGCACAGCGTCTTGCGTCGATAACGTGCCGTCACCCGTAACATTAAGGCCAGTTCCGACTTTAATGCCGCCAAGCACAGTTGGCGTTGCTGGAACAATAGTCCCGCCAGCGGCGCTAATGGTGCCGTCAGCTCCAATCGTAATGTTGGTTCCCTGCTTTACGCCGCCGACAACAGCCGCCGTTGCAATAGGTGGTGTAAATGTTGCGGGCTTATTGGTAATTTGCGACCAATCAGTTGAGCCGCCACCACTTGCTGAAATTGTTCCGTCAGCGGCAATCGTAATATTTGTGCCAGCTTTAACAGCGCCAAGCGTTGACTTAACGCCGGGGTTGTCTGGATATTCACGGCCCGGCGCACCAATGTCATCGCCTAAGACCCAAACGGTAATTCCCGTCTTGTTATTTACAGTCGTAATCGCCGCAGGGTTGGGGACAGGCCCCTTCTTAATATCGTCGGTCATAGAACCATCCATGTCATTAGAAGAACACCGCCAACCCAAATTAGGCCAAGCGTCGCTCCAATGAGTAACAGACGATAATCTTTCATCGACGCACCTTAACGTCAGGCCTATCTAACCGCCCGCGATTATAGCCAGCGTAATAAGCGTCTTGCCGCTTAGAAACCCACTCATTAAAACCTTGCGGATATTTCAAACGACGCTTCAATCCGTCATCATAACCTTGGCGATATTCAGCAGGCCAACTCGAAAACAACGCCCGCCGCTCACCACTCGCCTTACTTAAATTCGACACGCCTTCCTCAACAATCCATAATCCCGAACCATCCGCGCTAACTCGCCATTAGGATTAGACCTGATCTCTTGCGCAGCACGTTTCTGCTCTGCGGGACTGTAAGTCCTTACATTAGGACAAGAACCGCCGTGATACTCAGACACACTATTGCAGCCAACAAAACTAAAACTCGCCCCTATCAAGGTCATCGGCAGTATCAGTCGTCTCATAATTAGCATCAATTATCTCCTGCCGCCGTCGCCACTTCTCACGGTCACGAACACGCTCAGCCTCTAACTCATCAGCCAATAACCAACGAGCAACCGTCACCTTCAACCAATTCAATAACCAATCAATCATTCGCCCTCACTCGCCTCAACCTCATCCTGCAAATGCTGGCTTATCTGTGCAAACAATACAGACAACATCTTCTTCCCAAACCTGTCCTCGGGAAAATCATAAGAAACAACCTCAAACTCCGTGTCGTTCCTCTCAATCTTAATCTCATACGTCTCAGTCATAACTTCTCCGCAACCAACGTCGCATAACCCGCAATATCTACCCAACTGTCAGCGTAATTAGGGTCGCCATTCAATATCCGACCAACCTTATGCGCTATCATCTCCAACGCCTCAGTCTGCGAACAATCCAAATCACCCCACTTAGGAGACAACCTCATCACATCCTTCAATGCCTGCGTAATCTCAGCATGACCCCTAAACGAACCATACCGCTCGCCACGCTCCGCCAATACTTCCGCAATCAATGGCCCATCCCCAATTCTAACCGAACAACACCACACTCAACATAACAAACCATCCTATACGGACACTCCTCGCGTCTAGCCCATTCATTAAATAACAACGAACTCTCAACACCAGATTGAACCAAAACATCAATCAAATCATCGCAATCAAAAACTAAACCATCAACAACTCGCTGATGAAGACCACATACATATAAAAAATAATCCAACACATCATCCGGCGGGTTCACCATCGTAGCCACCCAATGTTCCGAACCGCCAAAAAACTTTTTTCAAATGTGCGCGCGGGGGAGGGTGGAGCATGGGGGGTGGCCCCGATTTTCCCCCCCGCGCAGTCGAGCAGAACACAAGGGGCCGGGGCGTTTACGTTGCGTAGGTTAATGATGCGTCGATGGCGAAAAATGGCGTCTCGCGCACTATCAAGCCAAGCTGCGCACATAATACGGCACATCATAGGCAGTTCCCTTTGATTTTATTATGCAATTGCTGGTTCAGTAAACCGAACACACACTAACCGAGGCGCTTATATTGGCCTGCTATCAATCGCGCCGTGTCAGCCACTACCTCGGCCTGCACTTCGGCCATGCGTTGCGCGGAAATGTTGGAAGCTGCGCTTGCTTCGGCCTGACCCACGACACTCAGCCGCTCCGAAATAGCCATAAGCGGTCGCTCCGAAATCATCATAAGCCCCCTCTCCGCAGTCATGACCTTTAGTCGCTCCGCACTCAGCCGCTCCGCAATTAACCTCTCCACACTCAGCGTCTCCACCCTCAGCCTATCCGCAATCATCATAAGCGGGTCGCTATCACTATCCGCTATGACTGTAATCTGTCCTTGTTCCCCATTATCGCTTGCGCTGTTTTCATCATCATTGCGCATCTTAACCATTGGTCCGACCTTTGGTCCGTCAGGTATTCCGGCAGCGATAAGGCCGAGCTTATAGGCATCAGTGAAGGCGGCAATTGGCTTATCAGTCATCAGCGTTGACTTGCGTTGCTGTTAGTTCAAGCGGGCTAGTAGGCGCATCGGCAGGCAATCGGATGACAATTCCAGGGTTGAGTTGAAGACCGACATTCACCTGGACGCTTGGCTTGGCGTCATTTCCAGCACTATCACCGAGTATAAGCTGCGCAGCATTAAGATTGACCTTGGCCCATGCCGCTGAGCCATCGCCTTGTTCAGATACGAGCGCCGCGACCTTATTCATAGCCGCGACTTTAGCACCGTTACGAATAGCCTCTATTGCTGCGTTATGGGCCTTGATGAAAACAGGCTGTGAGAAGAGATGGCGCGCATGACGCAAACGCACACCCAGGACGCGGGCAGCTTCATCGCATGTTAGCGGCTCATTAGGCAGGAGTTGGCGCTTGCGGTCTGGCTGTTGTTCCGTAGGCGCGGCCCGATAGTGATAATCGAGAAGGCGCTTTTTGTTTTCGGGAACGCCGTGGACAGTATATTCGATGAGCAGTTGATGGATAGGCGCAAGCTTTGTAAGAGGCCCCATGAGAGCTTTAGGCGCTTTGGCAACGGCTTTGGGCTTTGTCTCAACTTGCAATGCAGTCACTTGTAACACCGACCTTGATTGCCTCGCGGCTCGCGCCGCCGCTCGACAAGATGACTTCCGCCGCGCGAAGAAACTCGCTCAATTCGCCACAATACAAAACGCACCGCGCACCACATGGCTGTTTAACTAATCATTACAGGCATTTACATGAATACAATAGTGCGTCGATTTCTCTTGACAAATCACCGACATTGAAACGCATGGTTGCACAGAACAACAAGAACACCCCACACAATAGACGCGCATTACTGCACCTTGTCGCGCATGGCGTCCTAACAATTCCAGAGCTTGCCGACGCGCTAGGCGTTAATCGCGCGACAGCTTGGCGATATGCCAAAGCAGACAACATCACACCCGCCAGCATGACAGCCGCCCGCGCATCATTTGTAAGCTTTGCAATATGGCGAGCCACAAATGGAAAGACGCGAGAACAACGCGCAACTATTGCCAGCCTATTAAGCCAATGGGGCCGACAACATGGACATATGGACAGATAAAGAGATTAAAGAGGCGCAACGCCGGGGATGGACCGCTCTTAGAGATTACTACCTTGTTTGCCCTTGCGGCTTTCAAGATTGCCGCTCAATCTCTTACAAAGAACGCGAAAACATGCGCGCAAACCCGCCAGCTTGCCCTCATTGCAATCAAACAAAGCTCGCAATTAACATGGCAAAAGACTGATTTTATTTAACCAACAGCGTTGGAATAGATTATTTTCACTTTTATTGCGTTTTATGCCCTAAACACTATTGACAGTCCAACTCAGTTGGATTTATAAAAGTCTCCGTCACCCGCCAGTGACTGCAAACTTGGAGACTACGACAATGGCAAAGCGCGACTTATACGAAGAAACAACCGCCCGCATTTTAGAGCAGCTTGAAAAGGGCGTTATCCCATGGCGCAAACCATGGACAGGCGGCAGCGCCGACATGCCAATTAACATCACCACAGGCAAAGCTTACAAAGGCAGCAATGTGTTCATGCTTTGGATTACTGGCAGCGCATACCGTCATCAGAAATGGCTTACATATGAGCAGGCAAAAGCAGCCGGAGGCCACGTTAGAAAAGGCGAAAAAGGGACAGGCTTAATCAAATGGTTTGTTAAAGACCCTGACCCGGAAACAGGCAAGAGCCCAATGTTTCCCAAAGCCTTCACCGTCTTTAACATTGACCAATGCGAAGACCTGCCATTCACCGTCGAAGAGGCAGCGCCAATCAACGCAGACTTGCGCGACGCAATGGCCGACGAATTCCTGCTATCAACAGGCGCAACCATTAAGCACAACGAGCAGCGCGCCTACTACACAACAGCGGGCGACTATATCAACCTGCCAGCTTATGAAACCTTCACAGGCGTTGCAGAATACTATTCGACCGCATTTCATGAGTTGACCCATTGGACAGGCAACGAAAAGCGCATGAATAGAACCTTTGGCAAGCAGTTTGGTGATTGCCTATACGCAGCCGAGGAGCTTGTGGCAGAACTTGGCAGCGCGTTTTTGTGCGCAGAATTCGGCTTTGATAATACCACGCTCGAAAACAGCGCGGCATATATCGCAAGCTGGCACAAAGTCTTGAAGAACAACCCTGCATTGTTCACCAAGGCAGCGGGCGACGCATACAAGGCAGCGTCATACCTCAGAGGCCTTACACTAGCCGCACCAGTAGCCATAGCAGCTTGATTATATCACCTGGGGCGCACATTGCGCCCCACATGATGCAATCACGCATCACGCGCCCGCCAGCGCGTCACCAGGAGACAAATACAATGCAACATATACTGGACCTTGCCATCATATTGCTTGCGCTTTCCGCATTAGGCGCAGGCGTAATCACAGCCCTAATCGCAGGCGCTTATTTTATCCTCGAAGCAATAGAGCAGGCCCGCCAATGAAGACCGTCACTTATACCCTCCCAGATTTTTGGGCTTGCCCTTTAATCAACGGCGATGAAAGCGGCCTAGAAGACGAAGACATGGCCCCCCTGGACGCCTTTATTGATTGGCATTTCCGGCAATATGGCTCTTGCCATTGCATCAGCGTCGAAGACGTTGACGGATATTTTGAGAGAAGCCACGACGCCGAACGCTTCGGCGTCCTTGCTTGCAACTGCCTAGAATTTACTTTTGACATCACACCAACGGAGGCTTGAACCATGGACCGCGAAATTAAAACCACAGTTAGCGAAGAACTCCACAAAGAGTTGCGCATCCTTGCCGCAGTAGAAGACAAACCATTGAAGCAGCTTATTGCGGAGTTGATAGCGGAGGCAATGACAGCCCGCAATTGACGCAGAACCGGCGGACCCACGCGGCCCGCCCATTGTGCGCCAACGGCCACACGACGCCCGCCAGCGTCGCAACTCAGGAGACTAGGACAATGACACCAACAACCAAAGCACAACGCGCCGCAATGTTTAAACTGTATCAGCGCGCAAGAAATAGCGACAATCCAACCAGCGCAACCTACAGGCAATTTAGACGCCGTTTTGTGCAAGGCTATGACTGCCTCATGATTAACATATGGGGGCAATGGCTAGGCATTGAACAAGACGGCTATACGCACTCTTGACGCAAACCCGAAGGGCGCTTGACGCCCTTCCAGCTTGCGCCAGCAAGAAACTAGAGGAGACTAGAACAATGGTTAAACTTGAAGCCGTAAAGCAGGCAATCCGCGAGAAATATTCATGGCCCGGAGGCTACCCGCTTTTCTTTATCACAGGACAAGGCGAGGCGCTTTCAATCAAAGGCGCCCGCGAGATATGGCGCGACATTATCACCGCCCATAGAGAAGGCCGACAATGCGACGCAAGCATTGAAGCAATTGAAGTCAATTGGGAAGACCCTTGGCTTTATTGCTGCGTCACTAATGACCGCATTGAAAGCGCCTACTCAGAAGACGCAGCCGAGGCTTAAAGCTTGGCGAAAAATCGACGGTCGTTTCCAACTTGCGACCGTCAGCCCCTAAAATCTGTTAAAGGATAATTCAAATGAAAACCAAAACACGCTTTGCCCTCGTTTGCGCTATTGTTTTACTTGGCCGCGCCCCGGCTCTTGCAGAAAATTGGGGTTACAATGACGCGCAATCTGGCATGTCATATGACGGCGGCGGCATGACAACATTCTCTAATCGAAACGGCACTTATGGTTGGCGTCAGGATAGTGAATTCGGCTCAACCTATCACTCGAATAATAAGAATTGTTGGAGCCAAGGCTCATCAATTGGCGTGACGACGACGAGCTGTCAGTGATAATTGTGGCGGCGACCCCCGCCAGAAGGTCGCCGCGCCTCGCTAGAGCGCCTTAAACGGCGGGAGACTACGAAGCAGGCCAATGGCCCCGGTAATGTCTTCAACTAAATTGGTCCTAAAATAAAGACCCTTGCGCCTTTCTTTCGGCAGCTTTCCGCATCTTCTTTTGTGCTTGGCGATACTTAGCCCATCGCGCCGTTGCGGCCTTGCGCGCTGACTTGCGCCGCTCTTCCGCAGTCTTCTTATTATTCGCGGCAATGGCCCCAAGACGCGCGACTTTTTTTCTCACGCGCTTATAGTTTTCGATATAAGTTTTTGAATTAACACCGTCCTGCTTATGCCCGCTTGCAGCGCGCACAATTATTAATTCCAGGCCAAGGGCACCCATTATACACGGCAGGGAAATGTTGCCATAGTTTTTTATGCCGCAGGCCAGCTTTGAACTGTAACCATGCTGGACGCCTGACTTGTCATCTAGCTCTAGCAAGGTAATGCCGAGAGACTTGCGATAGGCATCAATGATAGCCCGCAAGTCATCAAATGTGGTGACGCGCCCGATAACGTCCATCAAAAGTCATCCCGTTTTAAACCATAGTAAGGACGGCCATTCTCGCGTTCCCATCTTTCAAGCCAGGACGGCGGCACAACCCGATGGACAATCGGCCTTTCAATCTTTGTCCCTTTCGAAACAAGTCCATACTCAGGGTTAAAACTCTTTCCGCTTTGCAGTTCATCCGACAACGCTTGGAAGCGCCTCTTCATTTCCTCCCGCTTTTCCTCAGGCTGCTCGTAGCGCGGTAAACGAGGAATAGTCTCTAAAAGCCTCTCGCGCCTCTTGGCTGCGTTTTCCTGCGCCGCGCTATATACCTGGCCAGCCGATGGAATAAACGCGCTGTTGGCCTTCGCAAGGCGATTACAGGCATGTTCTACGTCTAGGGCATCAGTACTACCCATAGTCTCGCAGTAATCCTTAATCCTCGCCACAAGGTCTTCACGACCCATTGCTGATGAGGCGGGGAATTTGTTGAACAAGTGAACTAGCGCTGACCGTATGCGTTTCTGATTGTCCATAGTCGTCATCCATAAGTAAAATTGCTTCGGTTATTGCGGAGATTTTTTGCTTGGCGGGATTGCTGCGCGATGGCGCCAGCCATTCCGGCTTGAAGCCCTGCCAGCCGTTAGCAATCATTGCCTCAACGGCAGCGACAGGGTTGCCGTGTTCAGTAAACGCCTTAACCAAAAGCTTCGCAGCCATGGGCGTCAGCGCGGCTTTTTTGGCTCTTCGATGTTGGATTAAAGCTTCCGCCATTTCGGCAGGAAGGACTGTCAGTAATTCAGACCTGACTTCTTCGGCAGACGCAGCGCGCCCCGCGCGCTTAGTATTAGATTTATCTAATACTTCTGGTATCTGGTATATGGTATCTGGTATATGGGGCTTAACCCCCCCCTTAACCGGGGGGTTAACCGTTTTAAGGCTTGGATTGCCACCAAGAGAACCGTTTTTCTTGTTATTACAACGATTTGCAAAATCACGGACCATCTTGCGACTGTAAATAATTCCGTCATTCCGTTTTGAAAAAACTCCAGAATTTTCTAAGATTTTTAGCAATTTTTTTACAGAAATTTTTGAAATTCCAACCATTATTGCGAGTTGCTTCTCGTCAATCGGCTGCCCTTTAACAATCAAATGACCGTAAGGCTCGGCTTCGTGCATGATGCAAAGCATCTCTATCCAAAGGCCGCGCGCCTCTAAAGAACATAGGCGTAACGCAGGGTCGCCGCGCCAATCTGATGGATAAAACTGGAAATATGGATAGCGTTTTGCTATTTCTTGGTCAGCCATGATTGACACTTGCCTTGTCGTTTGTGGTCAGGGCGGGAATAGGCGCGTCAACGCCTCTCTCGCCCGTCATATTCTGTTCAGAAATGCGCGCGTCTAAACGCACCGCGTCAGACATCAAGGTCACTTCCCGGCCACACAGCGTCGAACTCAGCGACAGCATGGGCGCGCGTCTCAGGCGTGTCAGGAAATACGGGACGGCCTTCGCCGCCCCATATGTATTGCGCCGAGTAACCGTCATCCTTGCCCACATACTGCCAACCGACAGCCTCATAGACAGCGCGCAAGTTATGCGGGACAAAAAAGAAAATGTTACCCTTCGCCATCGAAAGCCCCTTAACGATAGAGCTTCGACAGCTTCTCAATCTGGTCTTCGAGCTTCTTCATGCGCTCGACCAACTCAGTATGAGCCAGCAATAAAACCTTGGCGTCCGTGTCAGACTTCGACAAAAGCTCTTTGGCTTCCGCAATCAGCTTGACAGTTTGGTCATCAGCGCCTTCCGGCCCAAACGCCTCGTCACGAATAAGCTTAACCCAAGCAATCGGCAGATTAAGCTCTTTGGCTATAATCGCGTCAGTCTTGCCGTTGGTGTAAGAACCCGTCGCAGGGTCGTAATTAAAATCAATCGAAGAAAATATCTTGCGACGAGCCTCGCGGGTAATCTCCGGAGGCTTGTTAAAAGGAACGACAGGCGCAACAGGCGCGGCAGGCGTTACGTTAATCGCAGGAGTAATCTTAGGCGCAACTTTTGATACAGTCATTTTAATAGTCTCCGTTTTATGTTGGTCATTAGATGGACGATGAGCTTCAAAGCGCAGGCAGTTTCGACAGACATCGCCAAATGGCTTGCCTGCGATATGCCAACCCCATTGGCGGAGCATCAACGTCACCTGCATCGTCGTGTAATGCGTTCCATGCCAAATCTTTTTAACCTTCGACTTGGAATGACAGACAGAACACTCGACCTCGTAAAACCGCGCGTCATCAACGGCGGTAGCAAAAAACCTAGTCATTGGCGGTAGTCTCCTTTGGCCTCTTTGTTCCTCTCAATTGCGCGCTCTAACCAGAACTCGACAGTTGCAAGAACATCCTCGACATACTCACGCTCGCTCTTTGAACCAGTGACATGACCGCTATGTTGGTCATGCTTGGCTTTGCGAACGGCAGTCAAAGCTTGTGTAAGTGAATGTTTCATCACGCCCCCCAATATTGTTGAGATGTGACGGAAGCGGCGTTACAGCTTTCGATTATCTTGTTCATGATGAAGCAAAGGGCCTCACGAAACTCAGGGTCAGCCTTGGCAATCAACTCAACCCGGTTGATGGCGTTGATGACGGTCGTATGGTCTTTGCCAAACTCGCGGCCAATTTGAGGATAAGTCAGCGCGCCAACCTTGCGCATCAGATACATGCAGCTATGGCGGGCGAAGACATGGTTGGCTTTTCGGCTATCCGATAAAATATCAGATATGCCCTCACGGAAATAATGCGAGACAATGCGCACAATTTCCATTTTCTTAGGCTTGCGCATAATGCCAGCGATATAAGTAATGTCTAAGCCGTCAGCTTCCTCAACCATTTCCAATTTCCTTATTCTTCTTGGTTCAACCTTGACTTTCAACGCAGCCCGAAAACAATTTTCAATTCGGCGGCGTTCTAATTCCAAAGGCGAAATTTCAATGGGAATAGGAAGGTTTGCGTCGATGACGGTTGTAGGCTTTACCTTCTCAGGAATAACAACAAGCGGCGTGGATTGTATCATTCCCATACGACGCCAAACGGCTTTCATATGATTTATATAATCCAATTTTGTCATTCTTCCCTTTGGATTATAGGGAAATGTTACGATGCTGGCGGTCATCTTTTAACTCCGATATTTCTGCGGTTAATTTTGCAATTGGTCCGTAAACTTTGCTGACATTGACTTCACAAATCTGACTATCGTTTAAGAAAATTATTTTCTCAGCGGCATCAGCAAACAGTTTGTAAATGTTGTCGGCGTCAGGCTTTGACTGCTTCCAAAATGTCTTTGCTTTTTTCTTTTCACTCCATGATTGAGGGTGCAGATAGGTCGCGCACAAATTGATACGCAGCGGGCCTTCTAACGGCGCGTTACCCATCATTGCTTGCTGCGCATACAGCTTCACAACGCCCATAAAATCGCTTTGCTTACGAGGCGTGAAACGTCTTTTTCCAAACGCGCCAGCCCTTGCAAAAGGGACAGGCTCGCCGGGAATAGTAAAAAAGATTAATTGAGGATTGCTCATCCTATTATGTCCGATAACTTCAAAAGGATGACATCCGAATTGCCGTTATCGCCAACACCAAAACGAACTTTGCCTGCTTTGTAAGCTTCACGACAGATTTCTTTGAAACGCTCAATAGGAAACATGAGATAGCCAAGAGACACGCCATCGCGCGTCAATTCATGGACCCAATAATCTGCTTCTGTTATTGCAATTCCAGAAGGCGCGCCGCGCCAACGAAATTCAACGCAAATATTTCCCGTCTTTTCCCATTGCCATTCTTCTGTCTTTAACTCCACGCGATTAATGCGCTTCATTGAAAAGACTTCGCCAAGCCTGCGCTCGTCTATAAGTGCATCGCTTAACTGAATATCGAACTTACTATTGTTGTTATAAGTAACAGCACTCACGCCGCGTTCATCCGATTGGAACGGCGTTGTGCAGCGCGGCCCCACTGGAACAACTCGACGCCAACTGTCTTATTGACAGAAGCAAGAGCGTCTAAGACTTCGGGATAAGCGTGACATGGTATGACACCACTGGTTAGCCAATGGTCGATAGCAGTGGCGCCACGATTAAATAGTTTAGCGACGGCAGTGCGCCCGCCTAACGCGGAAACAACTTCGTCAACGGTATGGAGTTTTTTAGCCATATGACCGAATTACCAACTGTGTTGGAATTAGTCAATGCGTATTTTCCCCATATTGCCATCCAAATATTTTGAACTATGTCAACCGTAGCCAGTTGCAATAATTAATAATTGGTTTATTTACACATTCCATGGACCGTGTTGCTGACCGCCAGTAGCACATACGGAGCATAGTAGAGTAATGAGTAAATCGACATTTCCAGACATAGGTAAACGTCTGACATTCCTTAGAAAAGCCAGAGGAATAAAGACGCAGACCGCCATGGCCGCTCTTATAGGAGCAGAGGTATCTCAATATAATAATTGGGAACGAGGCCTTGCTCTTATGCCAGTAGGTTACGGCATGAAAATATGCTCAGTAACAGGAGCAGGCCTAGACTTTATTTATCGCGGCGACCTTTCGGGCTTGCCAGCAAACTTGATGACATTATTAACAGAAGAAGCTTCATCGTCAGCGGCCTCTGACAAAGACGCCGCCCTAGCCGCTCGCGCCTCAACCTCGCGCAAGCGTTCATCTAAATAAGCTTCCGTTACAGGGACACTACCTTGCGGGTATAACATACGCCCGCAATACAACCAATAGTCTGCCAACTCCCTCATTAAATCTATTACTAGATATAAATCCGCAGGCTCGTCGGGCAATTGCGAGGCTAATTGCATTGCAAGATTGCGTAATTGTTTATTCTTACCCAACGGAACACCTTACATATAAGTTGGAAACAGCAACGTCACTTAAAATGTTATTTATCAAACATCAAGCCTAAGTCTTCAGCTAGACTTTCATTACTCAATTATATATTTTCCAACTGTATATGATTTCTCTATTGCATTACCAACTGTGTTGGAATAGGGTCTGCTTCGTTCAACCCGCCAGCACAGAGGACAAATTGGATATTATTTCCCCCCTTCAAATCAGCTTTGGCGCTGACGCCAGAGTGACGGGCTTCGATGTCGGAGGCACCGTCGTCATCATTTTTAACAAGGCTCAAACAGGAAACTGCCTAACGGTTTCTTTGCCTGCGAAACAATTCGCTGACCTTGTTGAAGGCTTACAAATAATTCCTGCAACTGAAAGCACCGCTAACAATGAATGATGTTGTTGTCGCAGCGCCGCGAAAGATAAGCGCAATCATCCCGCAAACCGTTGCTGAAACAGCGCAGCTTGCTGAAATGATATTCAAAGCTGGCATGGCTCCAAAGGGTATGAATACGCCAGCGCAAGTTATGATTTCAATTATGCGCGGGATGGAAGTAGGACTTGCTCCTTTTCAATCATTGGAGAAAATCCCTGTCGTCAACGGTCGCGCCCTTATCATGGGCGAGGCTGCACTTGCTATCGTTCGTGCATCCGGCAAAGCCACTTATGTTAAAGAATGGCTTGAAGGCGAAGGCGATAAGCGCGTTGCGCATTGTGAAGCACAGCGCGGGCCAGAGTTAATTCATCGCCAGTTCAGCGCAATGGACGCAAAGAAAGCAGGCTTGTGGGGTAAAGGCGGTCCTTGGTCGCAATATCCTGACCGTATGCTGACTATGCGCGCCCGCGCTTTTGCTTTGCGTGACGGCTTTGCTGACTTGCTTGGCGGTCTTTACCTTGCAGAAGAATTCGACGGGACAAGCGCGCCGCAATTCGAGCCAGAAGAGCCTTCCGAGCCAATTACCGCAGAGCAAATCATTGAGTTGCAAGACTTGATGACCAAGACGGAAACTAAGGAAGGCCCATTCCTTAAATATATGATGGTTCCTGCGCTGACGGAGCTTGATAGCAAAGGTTACAAGCAGGCCCTTACCGCGCTTAACACAAAGCTCGCCAAGATAAAGAAGGATGCAGTCGATGGCTGACATCGTTCAAGGCACAGAGCTTTGGTTCAAGCAGAGGCTTGGCAAAGTGACCGCTTCGCGCATGGGAGACATGACTGCGAAGACGAAGGCAGGTTATGGCGCGACGCGCGCAACCTACAAGGCAGAGAAGCTTATTGAGCGTTTAACAGGCGCTCAACAAGACACTTATAAAAGCCCCGCTATGCAATGGGGTAATGACCAAGAGCCTTACGCGCGCGAAGCATATAGTTTTTACACAAACAACGAAGTCGTTGAGACAGGCTTTGTCGTTCATCCTCTAATTGAGAACGCAGGAGCAAGCCCTGACGGTCTTATTGGCGATGACGGGATGCTTGAAATTAAGTGTCCCAACACATCGACAATGCTGGAATATCTGGAAACAGAAAAAATTCCCGCCAACTACATGAAACAAATTCAATGGCAGTTAGCATGTTGTGACCGCCATTGGTGTGACTTTGCGGCATACGACCCACGTTTGCCGGAAGAAATGCGATTGCTCGTTATCCGTGTCGAGCGGAACAACGACATGATTGCAGAGCTTGAACAAGAGACATTGAAGTTTCTTGCCGAGCTTGACGAAACAGAAGCGTTGCTTCGCAAGAAATATATGAAAGGTTGATTGATGGCAGACTACGACAACAAAGGCTCGTTCATCTTTTCCAAGAATGACCGCAAGGAAAAGGACACTCACCCTGACCTCACCGGGAAGCTCACCGATGAGAACGGCTATGAGTTTTACATGAACATATGGGCCAAGGAAAAGAACGGTCGCCGTTTCTTCACTGGCACTCTCAAAGCCGTGGAGCAGCAGCCAGGACTAGCGCCGACAAAGCGCAGTGTCCCTTTGGCGGAAGAACTTTCGGACGACATTCCTTTTTAAAAACGTCGCGGAAGTATCACGCAGGAGATTAGGAAAGGCTTACGAGCCTTTCTTTCCACTACGCCAGACAGGAGACATGGCAATGCCTAAGATAGCAATCGTTACCATTGAAAGCATTTCACCTTATTCGCAGTCGCGTATGCACGACACGCCAAAGTTGGCAAAGGAGGCTGCGGGAGATTATGAGGAAAGAACGTGGCGTGAGAAATGCACAGCCGCAGAAGACGGGACAATCACCATCCCGGCAATGGCGTTCAAGCAATGCCTTGATACAGTTGCAAAGCGCCTTGGTGAACAAATCCCAGGCAAAGGCAAAGCCACATACACAAAGCACTTTGTTGGCGGCGTTCAATGCCTTGAAGACGTGCGCCTTGAAGGCTGGCACAAAGACACCGTCCCGTCAGTGACCATCAACGCCAACTCTGACGGCGTTCGTGGCTCTGGCAAGCGTGTCAAGCGCACATTTCCAGTTATTGCAAATTGGAAAGCAGATGTTCAATTCGCAATCCTTGATGACGTAATCACTAAGGAGGTTTTTGAACGGTTTGTCTTGGAGGCAGGACGTTTTACAGGCGTTGGTCGCTTCCGTCCAGAAAACGGAGGAATGAACGGACGCTTCCGTCCAACAAAGTTTGAGTATCAAGATTTAGGTTAACGGCGCAACTCGTCGCCACGCTGCTCACCGCAGCTCAACGCAACGCAACTCGACGGGGGGAGGCCCTAACCTCCCCCTCCATCACCAAGGGCATATTGTGCTTTTCGTGATGGAGTATTCCATCGCCGCGCTACGCGACGCTGCTCTCCGCATCTCCGCGCAACTCAACGCAACGCTAAGTTCATTACAGGAGAAAAAAATGCAAATCGTCAAAGACAGAAAATTTGAAACTCAGGCTATCATCAAGCGCCTTTTAGACGCCAAGGTTGGCGAAGAGATTACATACGGCGAACTGTCTCGCCTTACTGGAATGAAGATAACGTCAACGTCAGGCGTCCTACAAAGCGCCAAGCGTATCATTTTAAATGAAGACCGCCGAGCATTTGATAGCGTTCGCGGCATTGGCATCAAACGTATGGCAGACGAAGAGATTGCGACATGCGACAAGGATATTCGCAAAGCGCGCCGTCACGCCAAGCGTTCAGTCAAGAAACTATCCTGCGTAGAGAACTTTACTGGCATGAGTAATCACGCACAGATTAGCCATGTCATCAAGTCAAGCTTTTTTGGCGCAGTCGCCTACATGGCAAACAAGGGTAAGTTGCAGCAAATTGCAACGGCTGCTTCTGGCCGTTCGTCAGAGTTGCCAGTGAAGGAAACGCTTCAAGCGTTTATCGCTGATAAGGTTTAACCACGCCCCGCCCCGCAGCGCTACTCGCCTCGACGCAACGCAACGCAAAGTCTTTTAGGAAATATTCAAATGAATAATACCAGTTAACCCCGCCGCGCATCGCAACGCAACGCCACGCAACTCCTCGCAACTCAACGCCTAATCTTTTAGGAAATGTTTAAATGAATTTTCAGTTAATCAGCGCACCTCGGCTTCACGCCCCGCCCCGCTTCTCGGCGCGTCTCAAAGCAACTCGACGTTTCTTTTGTCAATTTATCTACGCTTCGCGGCGCCCCGCTTCTCGGCGCGTCTCTCCGCATCTCTGCGCAACTCAACTCGACGTTTCTTTTGTCAATTTATCTGCATCGCAACGCTGCGCTACGCGCCGCATCTCTTTGCAACTCAACGCAACGTAACCCATGACTAATCGCATACAAGTAAGAGAAGCCGCCAGTTTGTTGGGCGTGTCGATAAGACAGGTTCAATCTATGGCTGCGCGCGGCCAGTTGCCTAGTGCCGCGCGTATCGGTAAGGTATGGACTTTCGACGTTAACAAACTCAACAATTTTCTGCGCCAGCAGGAGGCTAAGCCACCATGTCAAATCTCTACAAGAGAGGCCAAATCTATTGGCTTAAAGCGACGATTAACGGCGTCCAGTACAGACAATCTTTACGAACAAGCACTCTTGCGACTGCGCGGAAAATTGCCGCAAAACGCATCGAAGAACTAAGATTAAAGGCCAACAACATCGGCAGCGCCATAACCTATGTGGAAACGATAATTGCTTGGTCACAACATGCAGTCGGCCAAATCGGCGAGACTACCGCCTCTCGGTACGCAACCTCACTCAAAATGCTTGAACCTTGGTTGCTTGGCAAAAAGATAGACCAGATTGACGGCGCACTAATCGCTGAGATTATGGAGGCCCGTCGGCGCAATGGCGCCAGCGCCGCAACAATCCATCGTGACCTTACCGCCCTGTCCCGCGTACTCGAATATGCCGAGGCTAGAGGATGGCGTGAGGGCAACCCTACCCTATCCAAGCGCCGCCTCATTAAAGAACGCCGCGACCCGATTATGCTGCCAGAAGCCGCTTCAATCGAAATGGTTATTGACGCAGCGCCGGTACGCTTTGGCGCATTGGTAAAAGCCGCATGGTTGACAGGCTGCCGTCAAAACGAACTGGTCACAGCCAAATGGCAAGACTTTAACGCCAAAGCCGGTACGCTGGAAATTATCGGTAAAGGACGCAAGCGCCGCGTCATAGCCTTATCGCAAGAGGCTATTCAGCTATTCGCAATCCAGCCTAGAACACTGGAAAGCAAATTAATCTTTTGCCAGCCAAGCGGCGAACCGTTCACCAACGTCAAGTCAGACTTTACTCGCTATCGTCGCAAGGCCGCAGGACAGTCAGGATTTACTCGTTTCCGTTTCCACGACCTGAGGCACCTGTTTGCCGTTGAGGCGCTTAGAAGCGGTCGTATGTCCATCTATGGGCTATCGAAATACCTTGGACACACAAGCGTAAAGACAACGGAAATTTACCTGAGTTTCATGACCGCCGAAGAAGCCGAAGCAGCAATGAACGCCAAGGCACAAATCTAGGCACAGCAAAAATAACAGCGTTTAATATCAAGCAATTAGAACCGAAAATCCACGTCTCCAAAACCGGGGGTTATCGGTTCGATCCCGGTCACTCCTGCCATTAAGTCTCTGATTTTGTTAGATTGAGATTAGAACAAATCAAGCGCGCCAAATGCAGGAAACGAGAACAAAAACGGTTTGTGTAGGCACAAAATACGGCACAGTTTATTTGCCGTCCCGCTTATGAGGCGTCTGC